GCCATTAGGAAAATATTTATCTTGAATTCTTAAAATTTCCATCGCCTGCTTTACTGAATCATCAAAACCTGTTCCATTTGGAAGAAACTGTACATGGATATCCAGTCGAGTTAACGCCATATTAACCCCTGCCATATCGCTTAATACTCTTTCTTTCGTGATCTTCTTACCAAAAAATTTAAAGGTTTCATCCGTTATGAACTTAATCTCTTCAGGCTCCATAACGTCTTCTGGCTTGATGTTTTGTAAGTCCTTCATGTTGGGAGCTACATCAGTAAATAATCGCTTGATCGGTTGCTCAGACACCTCTTGAAATAAATCAATAACCAAGTTCTTGTTCAAGGCACTAACCCTTGGCGAACCTTCAGGAACCATACCAACTAGCCATTGCTCATCAGAAGCTTTTCCTAGTAATTGGTTAACTCCTCCACCATTCTCCAACTGCTTGTCGGTGATAACTCGAATCTCAGTGCCAGCCCCATTAAGGGCAGCGAGGCGATAGCCTTTAGGTAAGACAACCTCGTCTAAATTTTGAGTAAACTTTGGAGCTGACTTTGGAGCTGTCGCAGATGTAGTGGTTTGGGGAGCGTCATCAATAGGATTGATGGTGTATCTTGATCCACCTTTTTTGCCGTTCAGTTCTTGCTGAAGAAGGAATCGAGAAACGATAAAGTTGCGAAGCTTAAAGCGTTTTGGCTCATCTGTAGTCTTTCCTTGCTTACCCCTTGGACGAGAGACACCTTTCGAGTCGTAGTATTCTTTAACGAGTCGATCAAATCCCTGACCTAAAAGTTTTTTAGGGTCGCGGAAATCATCTACGTTAATGTGCTGGCCTATGTCGTAAGTGTCTCTCTGGTCTGTTCTTAGTAAGCCTTCGTTTTGAAGAAGCTCAACAGGACTTTGATAAACTTTTCCGTTGGTATGAGACATATAAACAATCTGGCCAGCAGGAATAGAGTTGTATATTCTGCCATCCTTACCTGTACGAGAATTGCTTGGGTATCCTTCGGTTAGAACAAATTTAGCGCGAATGCTATTAGCGGCTATAAAAGCTACGGGTTTCTTTAACTTTAGTGCCAGAGCGTTTGCATTGTCGCGGCTCATTACATCTTCTATCTGTAATACCTTAGCCCTGTTCTCTAGTAACTCTCCCGATAAGGCTTTTTTAATGTAAGCTTCTGATGCTTTCTTACTTGGCCCAATGTTAGTGAACATCTCCCAGTGATCTAGTGATGCACCACGAATCTGATATTGCTCACGAAGCATTTGTCGTGCATCTTTCTTCCAGCCTGCAACTCTGGCTTTTAGAAGGTCATCAAAGAATGACACTTTGTTGGCCTGACTATCCCAGTAGGTTGAGAATTTTTTGTCAGTCTTTAATTTTGCTGCAACGCGACTCTTGCGCTCGGCAACATAGTTAGCGATAAATTCTTTTTCAAAGTTAGAATCTATGGCACTAGCGGTAGTATCAGAGTCAAGCCTATTGACCTCAAAGTCCTCTGTCTCTAAACCTTCTTTTATTTTTTTGTATTCTTGGAATAGTTTTTTAGAGTCAGCACTGCCCTTACCGAAGACATCACCAATGATCTGCTTCATTAACTTTTGGTCAGAAAGCACAAACTCTGCGCCCGATTCAACGATAGAGGTGAACAGTGTCGCTAAAGTTTTTGACGTTTCTGGATCACCCTGAGATTCAACCATGTCTACCAGAGTTTTAGGAAGCTCAAACGTCTTGTCAGACTCGATTTCTATTGCCTCTTTGATCTCTTGAAGCACCTGATCTTCATTCGCTTTTTCGGCTTTTACTTCTGGCGTGACCTCTGGAGCTTCCATCTCCTCTTTGATTAGTCTTCCTACTTCTGGATTAGCAGCAGACTTTGGCACTTCCTTCGCAACTTTATCCGCTTTAGGGACTGATACTTCGGTCTCTATCTCTTGTAATCTTTCTTCTATTCTGGCGAGTTTTTGTGGAAGAGGTAGCTTTGAGCTTTCTTTAAAGTTTGGGTCTATACGCTTTAATATTTCTTTAGCGATTTTGTTTTTTTCTTTTGCATCAAGATTTTTTGTATTAAGGTTCTCATCTTGCATTACTGCTTTAGCGACCTTCTCGCCTTTAGCACCAAACGCTTTTTTAGAACTAGCGACTTCCTCTCCTTTCTTTTTACCTTGTGTTGCAATTTCTATTGTTCTTTCTAGCTCGTCAAAGGACTCTCTTATCGCCTTGATAATTGGAGCAGTGTCTTCGCCTTCGATCTCTAAAACAGATTTTTTGATTGCGTCATCAGGGGCTTGATCAACCACGACTTGTTCTGCTGGCTTCTCTGGAGTGGCTAAAACTTCTTCGTTAACTTCAGGGTCAGTTCTAGCAATCTTTACTTCTTCGTTTACAATCTTTACTTCTTCGGCTTCTTGTTCGGGAGACTTAACTTGAGTGTCAACTTGTACAGGATTCTGTACAGGTGTCGCTTCTGGAGCTGCCTTAGCTGGTTTAGGAGCTTCTGCTTGAGGAGCTTCTGCTTCGCTTTTATTGGCGTTAGCTTTGGATTCTGCCGCAGCTTGTCGCTGGGCTTTCTTAAAGGCTAACAATCCATCGGCGTAACTGTCGCCTTCTTTTAAATTTTGATATATGCCAAAGCCAATCTTATAGGCTCTTTTCGCCTGATTAGACTCTGCCGCAAGGCGAGCAATCCTAGCCCGAATTTGTACTGAATCTTTAGGATCAACCCCTACAATCTGAGCTTCCAGTTCTGCAATTTCTGCGTTTCGTTTATTCAGGTCTGTCGCTCTAGACTCAAGTTCTTGAAGAAAGTCGCTATCTTCAATAAGGTCTGCTTTCTCGGAAGCTGTTGGTGGGTTTTCTGTATCAGTTAATCTACGTTCAGCGTCTTTACGCTGCAAAGCAATCTGCTCAAGGTCTATGTCAATATTTTCTCTGTCTGCAAAAGTAGGCACAGCCTCTTCTACTAATTCTTCTGTTTCTAACTTAGGTTCTGATCCAGCCAATTCTGCATCAAGTTCAGCTTTTGATTCATACTTGAGAAGCTGTGTGAGACCATCGCCCCCAAAGTTTTTTGTAGACTCATCAATTTCTGATTGCGAGAATCCGCGAGAGAGTAGGGTGCTATTATCCTTTCGCAGCTTTGCTCTAGCCAGAGGTGTTGTTGCAGCACCTAGTAGGAATGCTATGCCGTAGTTAGCAGCAGCTCCAGCAATGGCAGACGTACCTAACTTAGCATACGAGAACTCATCGCTGTTGCCTAAGTTAATATCTCGACTCTGGCCAAAACCACTGATCGCCATTTCCGATCCAGCACCAGCGAGAGCTTGCTTCTTTGCTCCAGCTTTACCAGCTTGAAAAGCCGCACTACCTACAGACTTTCCAGCCGCCAACGCACCATAAGCTGTGGCCTTCGCTGCACCACCGCCTATTACGTTGGTTGGGTTTAGGATGTTAGCCCCTCCCAAAGTTTTTGTAATTTCTGCGCCAGATAGTTCATCTGATATAGAGCCACCACCAGCACCAGTAGTTAATACGTTGGGCATGACTTCGTAGGCGGCGGTTAATCTCGCCATACGATCACGAGACTCACCTTGCAAGGTCGATGTTTGAAAGTAACCTGCATCACCAAATGCTGCGCCAAGTTCATTCATGGCTGCATAGGATTGCTCGTTATACCATTCAGCCAAAGCTTCCTCGAATGTGAAATCCTTCATGTCGTTGGCTTTGGCGTTCTCGACAATATCACGTCTAAAGAACGGGTCTTTTAAAAGGTCTTGTGGGCTAGTGCTTGAATAGTCTGAGCTTGTTGATGCGTTAGAAGGGTCTACTAAGGCTTGGATGTCTTTCCAATTTGAGGGCATGTCGGTACTCCAGTTAACCGATTAAAAGTTGATTTAGGGTAACTGGATAAAGGGGTAGGGTCGTCCTCGCAAAAAAAAGCCCTCGGATCAGGAGGGCAAGGGGAGGAGAAATTATGGTTGTTGGTATAGAGGAGAGTTTGCCCAACTTTGAATCGAACCCTGACCCGAACTGATGGGAGCCTTTTGCTGCATGTGGACAAGAACAGCGTCTCGAACTGCTGGAATTTTTGTAGCTTCTCTCAGTTGATTCTCTTTAGCCAGTAGCTTATTTAAAAGGTTCTCTGCTTGTTGCTGAATATTTTTTAGCGTTTGCAAGTAACTATCAATGTCACCTTGGTGTTCTTTAATCTTATAGGAGTTATAAAATAATCCAGTTTTCTTATGGTCTGTATTCAGCTCATTGTAATCATCATTGGCGGCTTGAATATGACTCCTAAGAGCAGCTATTGCCTGTGGTATTGCGCTCATTGCGTCTAAGTAATTGTCAGTAATTACATTGTTTGCATCAAGCAAGGCTCCAGAGGTCGTATCTATTCTGATAGCATCATCTGCCAAACTCTTAACCATAACGTCAGTGGTGCTAGCTTGAGACAATGCCTTACCCCATAAGGACATAAAGTTACTAACAGGCATTGGCGATCCAGCGGTTAACTGAGCTTCCCGTTCGATTGCAGACTTATTTGAACTATCGAGTGTCATGTATGCGCTGGCAGCTTGGACTATCTGATCTACGCCAAGACCGTTATCAATGCCGTTTTGAATCACAAGCTTAATATTTTGAATTCCTCGTGCGTTTTTCTTACCAATGTAATACGGCTCAAGAGCAGCAGCCACTTGATTGATAATGCCTGATTGGGTGCTATTGGTTTTATTTGCAAGTAGAGAGGCAGCAATTTTATCAACTTCTTGATCACCCTCGCTTTGGGCAGTAGCAGAATTTGTGGAGGCTGTCGCGGAAGCAGCAACTTGTGCTTGCTGGTGGACTTGCTGGAACGAAAGCTCTTGTCTGCTATGAGTTATATCCACCCATCTTTTAATTCTTTGTAGAGTAACGTCATCCTTGGTTGGGTCATTGCCTGACAATTCAACAATTGCCGCAATCCTTTCATCAGGCGATAAGGTAGTGTCGGACATGACAGCTTCGGTGTCTTTATTATTCATCGTAAGAACAGCATCGACTTTATCCGCTACTTTCTGGTCGGCAGTATTCTGGACAGTTTTGTTATGGCTATTTACCAGTTGTCGAAGATTAGCCGTTACAGTTTCACTTGCACCTTTGGTTTGTGCGTTAAATGTTGCCTCGTCAATTGTGGTGATATTGGAAAGAAGGGCTGTAATAAGTGACGTGGCTGTCTTGTCATTTACTGTATTGTTATGCCCGTTCATTTGTAAAATAATAGTGTCTTGGAAGTCTTTTGGTATATTGGCATCTTCCATCTGAGACCTAAGTGTGGCCTCATCGACTACACCACCAGCAGCGACAGCGTTGGTATATATTGATGTACCAGTAGCTCGGAAGCGTTCATTACCTTTACGTTCAAGTATCTCATTAAATTTTGAAGCAATATCAGGCGCAGCGTTAGGGTTAAATTTACTGTAGTCGGTAATGCCTTGATCAACTAAACTGGTGATTGTCGATTGAACTTCAGAAGTGTTCATGTATTCAGACAACCAAGATTTTCTGTTGTTACCCACATCAATAGAGGAAACGTAATCATCGTATGCAGAAACCAACTCAGGGTTATTGCCAAGCGATTTTCTGCCTGCCTCAACCGCTTGAATAGAATCATCATTTGTTAAGAAGCTATTAGTAAGTGCGCTCTGAAATATATCGTCCCTATTTTTCATTACCTCAAATCGAGAAACTTCAGCGTTCCTTCTCGTATCTCTGGCTGCGGTATTGTTAGCTGATAATTGTGCGCCCATCTCCATCTTGGTTGGTGCGCCTGTCATAATGTTGTAATCGTTGTCAGCGATATTAGCGAACTGGTTTGTCGCCATCTCGGAAGTAACATCAATTCCAGCATCTCGCTGCGAGGTTAACCAATCGTTGTAATCCTTTCTCGCACCTGCACGATTTTTGCGGTGTTCCTGCTGACGATTTTTAAACGAGTCGTAGGCTCCTGAAGTGAACATTCCCATTATGTTTTACTCTTATTTTTCATTGAATTTATAAACAAGTCAAAAGCATCGGAACCAGCAGCACCTTGAGCCGTGGCATTGGTAGAGGCTAAACCTGCGTATGTTTGAGTCATAGACTTTGCGCCATCAGCCGCTTGGTTCAATAAGCTGCTTGCACCACTGTTGTATGTGCTTCCTGTTGGAGCTGCTGAAGTGACTCCTGTTGGACTGCCTGCTCCAGCATTAATCATCTGGCCATTTTTAAGTTGGTTCAGAGAATCAGCGAAGTCATAGTCTGCGCGTCTAACTGTTTCAGCGTTAGTCATAAGGTTGTTGCCAGTAGCAAAGGCTTTTGTTTGAGCGTCCATAATTGAGGAGTTGCCTGCTTCGCTTAAAATTCCTGATCTGTTTGTATTGAACAAATTATCCTTCGAGGTGTTGCGAGCAATGGCTTGGTCGTAAGAAGCATTCTTAGTCTTCATTACTTCATCGTAATACTTCTTCGTAAGGTCACGAGATCGGTCATCTTCAATAGTAGATCGGCTCATTCCATTGTTGTAGTTCTCGGCATACCCTCGCGTATTCACTCGATCAATAAGGTTGTTTAACTCACCCATGTTTTCTTCGTAGAGCATTCCGTAGTCACGCATAATATCTTCATTAGATATTTGCTCACGATCACCAATCCTGTCGATAGCACCAAGAACACGAGTCTCGTAGTCTTCTAGCGAGGTACGTTGGTCTGTGTATATTTGAGACTGATCTTGATAAACATCATCTAGCTCATCGCCAGCGTTTAGGAGGACTTCTTGTACATGGGCAGTTTGTGCTTCGAGAACATCGAGGTTGTTAGTTCTTAGTGCTTTATCATATCTCTCTTTATCAAGAGCAAAAGGCTGTAGCTTTTTGTACCAAGAATACTTTGTATCAGCGATGTTTTTATTTAGCGTTTGGGCTTCTTCCCAGTAGCCCATCTTCTTGGCTTCAATAGCCAGAGAAGCAGTGAAGGCGTCTTGCTGGAGTTTGAATCCAGCTAAAGCTAGGTCTTTGTTTGTGATGGCAAGCATCTTTTCCAGAGCTAATGATTCAGCCGCAGCATCACCAGCATTTTTTGCATTACCATACGCAGTGATTGCTGTATATGCAGACCCAAGAAAGCTGCCAGCTTTTCCAATACCATCCCAATTTATAGATTGTGTTCCAGATGAGGCATCGTAACCTTCAGTGGTGGTAATAAACATACCTTTGGCTTCTTCAAGGAATGCGTCACCAGCACTCTGGAACGACCAAGTTGATGGGTCAAATAAATTAAAGCTCATACTACGCCCCTCCTAAGAAGTTCGTAGTTGCTGCGGCTCTGTTCCCATACCCTGAATCATCTTCTGCTTGATCAATAGCCTTCCAACCTTTACCCCAATATAAGCGGCGTAACTGGTTTCGGTTTTGGTTAAACTCTTCTGCGTTCATGTTGTAGAAAATACGATTGCCTTGATTATCACGGATAGCTCGTAAGTAACGAACTCCCATTTCACGAAGGTTGCCACGATCTAATAGGGCCATTATCTCTGAAAGGTTGGAATTTCCTAGTAGGGCTTCGTTAACTACGTTGATAGCTTCTTCACCGCCATCTTCCGAGGCAATAACTACAGTCTCGGCAGTTTCTTCTTGGTCAGAGGAGGATGTGTCTTCACTGCTTTCAGCCTTTTCTAAGATTGAGGCTGCTAAACTAGTAGTAGTACCAGTAGTACCAGTAGTACCAGTAGTATCAATAGTTCCGTCTGTACCGCCAGTGCTTAAAGTTTTAATTGTACCATCGCCGTTTAATCCAGCAGCTATATTTGCTTCAATTTGAGCTGTGGTTAGGAGATCACCATCTTTTGCTTCTTCTACTGGTTCTATATAACCACTGCCTTCATTTAGGTATGCGGAGGAGGCATCATTTATGAAACTGCCAGAGTCAGAGTCAATGCCATTGTCGTTAGATAGTGCGGTAAGGAATGCCTGCTCAATTTCTGAAATTTCTGTTTCGGATGCGGCGTTATCAAGACGACCTGCCCAATAGTCACCACCTGCTGTATCAGCATCGTTTATGGAGTGTTCGTCATAGAACTGATTCATCTTTGCACTCGCATCCTCCATTGAGAAAGTGCCGTCATCATCCGAGAAGGTGTCGAGATTTTCTACCGCTTCAGTTACATCTTCTACGCCTGCTGATTCTTCGTACTTTTGTGTGAATTCGTCTGACCCAAACATACCGTTAATTATGTCATCGTAATCAGTAGCCTTAGTGTCGTACTGCTCTTGATAAGCTGCTCTTCCATCTTCGTCCGCTTCACGACCAAAAACATCATCGTAAACAGTGTCGATGTTATAGTCTGGTTCCATCTGCTTTTGGTCATACTCATTTGACTCAAGGAAGCTTTTCATTATATCGTCTTGACTAGCGGTTCCGTCATCAAGCCTTCCTGACCAGTAATCAGCACCTTCAGTGTCAGCTTCCCTATCGAAGACTTGGCTGTACATGTCATTAACCCATTTGTCGTTAGCAAACGAATCTTCCTCGCTAATGTCAGCATACTCTGGCAATCCAGTTAGAGGATTTATAGTAGCTAGTACGTTGTCACTAGAGGCCAAATGAGCTTGGGCTTGTGGAGATAGGAATGCAATCAAGGAGTCACCAAAACGTCCATGCTTGGAAGCATTCCGTGGTGTTGAAAAGTTAACAGATTTTTTTGGATGTGCCATGACGGACTCCTAAATTTATATAGGCATATTCGGATTGACGTAATTAATGTCGTCAAAGTTTCCGAAGTTGCTTGAGAGTATTGGTGGGGCATAACCTGCTTGTTTCAGCGAGGCATACTCCGATGGATTGATGTGTGCTGGGCCTGCCTCGTTATTTCCGAACTGACCAAAGGTAGTCTCGCCATCTGTCGCAGCTAACTCGCCTGCGGTAGATTGAGAGTTATCGCTGTGATCAATGGCCGTACCCATGTTTGAGGAATTGTCACCAGAAGTAGATGATCCCTCTAGGCCAGAGGTGTAGGTTTCTATTCCGTCTGCACTAATATTGATTCCTGCTGAAGCTACTTGTTGACCTACTCCATACTGTATGGGTGTTCCCATAACGCCAACACTTGCACCTAAGTCTAAACCTAGACCTGCGTTAATCCCGTAAGAGCCGTCTTCTTGCTTTACGATTTTTATTTCAGGGCCAAAATTAAGACCACCACCAATACCAAGGAATTTAGACAGTTGTTTACCTAGACCCATTCCAACACTTGCTGCTGGATTAAGTGCCACTAGGCCAAACTTTATTAAGCCGTTAGCGAAGTTCAAAAATCCATCTTCTGGCTCTTCCATCTCAGATTTCTCTAGCTCTTTTGCTAGGTCATCAACGGATGCAAATTCAGCAGCGTGTGCTGAGTGGGTAGTAATTTCAGGGCCACTCTCTACTCCATTGAAAATATTACTAAGCCCTTTTCCTAAAGCAGCTAAAGGGCCACCACTTTCTCTGTAGGCGTTTACAGCTTCATCAACGTCTGCACTAAGCTGACCGCCAAAGGTAGGGTATTGATCTTGCTTGCCATACTCACGCATGAGCTTGGCTTCTTCAGAACCATAAGCATAGGTTTGCTCTTTGTAGCCACCATCCGCAATTCTTTGTCTCTCTTGTTCTTTTGTGTGTTTAGCACCAGCCGCTTGATTAGCAGCTATGGATGCAGGAGTCGGAGTAAACATTTCATTAAAGTTAAAGTATTCAGGCAAACCCGTATCTGGGTTAATTGTTCCCTGCGCTCCCTGCGCTTCCAACATCGTCTTTTGTTCTGGCGACATGAATGCGATAAGAGAGTCACCGAAGCGACCCCCTGATCTTTTGGGAGATGAACTTGAACCTGTGAAAGATATTTTATTAGGCTTGCCGTAAGACATGTTAGATCACCGATGATGCAACTGCGATTGCGACTTGAAGGTCGCTTGCGCCAGAAGTTGAGGTTACGTTTATTCCAATACGCTTGGATGAAACCACGCCATCTATTTCGATGATGGGGTCTATAACAAGGTCTTGGCCTCCTGAAGAAATTGAGTGTGTATCACCAACACCAGTTCCATCTATTGTGATTTGTACTTGGCATGTGCCTGAACTTGTCTTTGCAGAGAGTCCATCAATCCGTATTTTCTGTCTCCACAACCTCATTAGAAAATAGTCTTGGTCACTAACTGAACCAGATACTTCTGTTGAGATTGAGTGAGCTGAGTAGAGGATGGGTATCTCTGCAACTGGAACCTTGCCAGCAGAGTCAAGAGAAGCTACGCCGTTTGCAGCACCCATGTAAGTTTTTGGTACAACTGTGGTGAAGTCTAGTTGGCGGTATACATAGCCATCTGCTGTCTCGTTAACTGCGAGGTACTTATTCACATCACCAATAGTAATTGAGGGAAGGTCAACATCTTCTTTGGTGTTGATCCACTCTGTTCCTTGGTAGAAACGAAGATTAGGTATAGCTTGAGAGATGTCCACCCACAACCAACCAGACAAAGGGTTGAGAGGCGTTGTTTCAGACACGATCACTGTTCCCATTGTAGCCAGAGCTGAGACTAGACCCACTACTTTAGATTGGGCAATGGCCTCATCAGCTACAGTTACTTTGGAGAAGTTAATGAATCCATCTGCCGTTGTGTATTCTTCTTCAAGCATGATGCCTTGGACGTTCTTTACTGTACTGTTCTCAACTGTTAAGACGTTAACTACGTCACCAGTAACCAAGTCAGTAGTGAATGTGATTACATCCAACGTGTCATCTTTGTTGTAGTCAAATGAACCACCGATACGCTGCAAGATGCCATTCTTATAAACCACCACTTCTTCGTCTGAAGTGTGCGAGAAAGGAACCTGAGATCGGATAGAAGTTACATCGAAATCAAGACGGCGATAGTTGGTCACTGACTGAGAGCGAATTGAATAGATCGTTACCAAGTCATCAAGTGCTGCGGCTGTTGAAAGAACAACATTACCATTAGTGTAGTCTAGGGTTATTAAGGATTCCTGTAATAGAATTCCATTCAAGAAGACAAGGGCTTTGCTAGACATGTTCACGTCTAGGGGATAAGGGAAAGCGGTTTGATCTGCCGTTGATACAATGTCTTGGCGGTTAAAGAATAACGCACCTTCAATAGTTCCTACGTTAGAGCCAGAAGCACCACGAACATCTGCGAGGGTAGCTACGCTAGTCCAGCCTTCTTCTCCTGCATATCCTGATCCAACACGAGCTTCAATACCCGTTAAAGTATTTAATCGAAACTCAACAGGAAGGTTAACTTCACCTTCTGTATTGAATAGTTTTGAGAATAGTTCACCAAAAGTTTTGTTACCACGCTCTGCGCTATTCAGGTAACGAACAATTGATTCAAACTCAGTGTGTACGTTAGATGATGAAACGTAATTCTGTGCGTGTTGTTGGCGTAAGCGAGCCATTAGTTTTTCCTCGTGTTGACAGCGAAACCGATGACCTTGACTAGCCCATCACCTTCTACATTGAATCGGAACTGAACACCTTTATATCGGTGTTCAAATTTACGCTCGTATTCGAGTCGCATTGGATTTTCAGGGAACTCATTATTTCTTACGTCATCTTCTATTTGATAACGTATGTTACTTAGTTGTCGTCCGACTTCATCAAAGGCTTCGACATTAATAACGCCTCTACCAGAAGCTTGAAGGATAAACGAATGGGACTCTTTAACTGTGTTGATAGACTCGTGCCATAAGATCGGGGTGTTTATCGTCATCTTAGGTGTCTTCATCACCGCATCCTCGTACTGCTTTAACTCCCACACACCACCAGCCGTTCCAAGAATCACACGACCACCAAGAACTGAAGCGCATCGAGCGTTTAAGAAGTCTGACGATGACCAAGTGTTGTTGTCTGCATCAAGAGGGTTAAGAGATAGGGTCAATCTGCGAGAAAGCTTGTCCGTCATCGGGAAGAAGATGTGGTATTGGTTCTCATCCTGATCAAAGAACGCATTAATCTGCTCTGGGTTGCGAACAGACTTAACGAAAGCCCTGTATATCTCTTCGATCTTGGCTGACATCGGAACAGGATAGACTGTAACGCCGTTTTCCTTAGATCGTTTGATAGTATGAACGCCGTTACGAGAACAAAAGATAAGGTCTGAGCCTGCTTCTGCAATTGTATTGTGAGAGATAGTACCCACACCAATCTGAATGGAGGAGTCTAGCTTGATCTGCTCGTAGTTTGCGGATACGTTATATACAAGTGTTCTGTCCTCAGTGAATACAGCTAGTCGAGAAGACTCGAATCGTCCTAGTCCCTTGACTGTCTCTGCTGAACCCACCACGTTACGAATGTCTATATAGACAGCCTTATCTACTTGAGTGGATTGAGCATCCTCATCAGGCGGCATGATCATGGGGTTTTCAAGACGTGATAGCCAGATAGCAGTAGCCGATCCTGTCATTCCTGACAAACATAAGCGTCCAGATACAGTACAGATATATGCTGGGTCTGCATTTGATGCAGACTCGTTACGCTTCCATGTGAATCCATTGAAGTGATAGATAGGTGAGGACTGAGTAGCAAATACCACCTCGCCATCAAATACTGTAGTAGAAACTACGGCATCTGCTGCATAGACTTCCTCTTTTCTCTGGCCCTTATCAGAAACAAATGACTTTCCTGCTGCGTTTTTCTCTACCCATACCGCATTGTCACGACCAAACCAGCGAACATTGTCCACTGATCCGTATGCGAGAACATGGCGAGAAGCACCTCGATCCATATTGATAACGCCACGCCAATCTGCATAACCATTGTTAAGCGAAATAAGGTGCTGGGCTTCTCCATTCTCTAATGCGGCAATGTCACGAGAGGAATCTATTCCTCGGAAGTTCCGATAAAGAAATGAGTTTAGCTGTACGCCTGAAGGCGACTTAAAGGAAGACATAGTTATTCAAACTTAGGTATCGTAATGGGCTTGTTACCAAACTTATTGTGGTAAGTAATCCGATGTAGATTGTCGTAGTACATCTGACGATAAGCCTGCATCTTTTGAGACATCTGCTGTACTGCGTAGTAGTAGATAAGGCCAGAGATAACGATCTCATCTGGCAGATCACGAGCTTCTTGCAATGCAATATAGTCTTCTATCTCGGTATCACCAGATCGGTATGGATGGGTGTTGTAATCAAGAAGCACAGAGTTAGCGAAGTCGATCATCATAAGAGAGACTTCACCATCCACAGAGGAAGGGTGAAACTCACCATAACGCCGTAGGACTTTAATTATTAGGTCTTCTAAGGGCGAGTAGTAATCGCGTATGTTGGGATTGGAGCTAGTTACTGTCACAAAAACACCCTCGAAGTTTAGTAATTAATCTGCTACTTGGATGATACGACCCATCTTCACGAAGGTATGGCGAGAGAACTGAGCTTTCAGGTTGCTTGGAACTGCCCAGATAGGATACTTATGATCTGTATCCCACGAGGGACGGAGGCGAGAGTCGCCAACATTGATGTCGAACAAGGAATCCTCAAGCACAGCAGAGGTGTAGTAGGTAAAGCCATCCACTTCAACATCTGAAGTCTTGCGAGAGCTTTTACTTTTTAAGGCTGCTTTCTTTTCAACGTCTTTGCTAGGACTAGCGTGAGTAACTTTTGATGAATCGACCATGTTGTCTCCGTTGGGATTAACCTATAGGCCAAAAAAAGCCAGAGCGGTTTAGTTCTCTGGCTATTGTGCTGGGTTGAAGCCTTGTGGTCGTCCTTACGGACTAAGGCATTCAGGTATAACTATGTTATACGCTAGTCCAGCCTTTGATGCGGTGATGAACTTTCGAGTGAGAAAGCTCTAGTCCACATTCAGTCATGTACTGATGCTTCTTGCCGTCAAAATCAGCAGATTGAATATCACGCTGAAGCATTGTGTCACGACCTTCTAAGTGACGATACTTCAAGTGTGGCATATCAATGATGACCATCTCGTTCTTCATAGATGGAATCTGACGGAACATTGGGTGCAAGTAAACTAACAGGTCGCCAGCAAAAGTAGTGTAGCGAGTGAAAGATACGCCGTAGGCATTATCAACCGAAGTTGGCTGCCAGCGATTCTTGCCGATTTCCATTAGGTTTGCAATTGCGCCTGCGCCTGCGAAACAAATCTTCTCAGGGTTGCCGAAAGCAAATACATCTTCAACCAAGGCGCGATCAAACTGCTTCTCGGTTAACTGACCAGCAGTAGAGCTAGTGCTTGCATCTGTGATAGATGTAATAGACTGCAACAATCCACCAGTGTAACGAGTAGGTGAAGCGGTTGTGCCGTTTTGCTCTGCTTTTTTGCCGAAGAAGAATGCGCGTTCAATGTCGCTCATGTGCATCTTCAATGCTTTGGTTAAATCTTCTTGCTCTTTGTCGCCAGTACGCAAGTTGGTAGAATCCAAAGTGCCAGTAATAGAAACAGAAGTCTTAAAGATTTGAGTAAAGTTTGAACCAACGATAGGATCAAAAGATACTGGTGCAGGTGAAGTTCCACCTTCTTGGTCAGCGAAACCAGCGATAACGATTTCTGCGCCACTTCCTACTGCCGCAGCTCCACCACCGATACCACGAGCAACAGTAATGTCTGTGCCGCTAACAGCAGATACACGCATCATTTCGCCTGTAGCAGTGTTGCACAATAAAGTGCCAGCAACGATAAATGGTAAATCAGCAGTGTTGTTTACAGCTAGAGTTGTAGCTGAGTTAGTTGCAGTTGCAGAGGTAGTTAAGACGCGATCAGGTAGTTCGTCTTTGAAGTTACGAAACTCTGGATCGTCAGTAGATTCGCTGCCTGTCATGGAGAGAAGGGCTTGTAATGGAGCTGTTCCGTTAGGCTCAATCAGGGAGTAAACTTCACGATAGTTCTTTGGTCGGAAGTCCGCATCGAACTGACCAGAACCACGCAATCCTAAAATTGCTGTACTCATTGGGGTATTCCTTTTGTTTGACGAAGGCAATAGTGCCTTATGCGCCACTTAATTTAGAGTGTGTATATGGTTTATAACAAAGGAGTTTGCCGAAATCTCGTGCTTGATCCTGTTATGGTCGATGGTGTCGGGCATTAAAGAGGGCTAATGCGCTCAATGTCGGACTGTCGATAATTGAAGAGTACATGAGCTGTACCCTTCTATCGTCCTTGCTAGATCATGTTCTGCTTGGCTTTGGCTGTGTTGGCCAGAGTGTCAATGAAGGATTGATCTGAGCTAGAAGCTACTGATGAGCCTCCTGCTGATGGTGCTGAGTCCACTGTTCCTGTGAAAGCCTGTCTGCGCGTTGCGATTTCTCGTAAGCGTTCAATCTCAGGAGTGTTCATGTTGTTCTTAAAGTCTTGAGCTACATGAAGCGTTAGCTTGGGATCCATAAAGTCTTCAATGGTATAACCACGATCATAAGCAAAGTTAAAGAAGTCGTTGTCTGATTGGTCAGGAAGACCAAGTGAAGACTGAGCTTGGTTAAGGTTGTTAATGATGCGCTGCTTCTGCGAGGACTCTTGCGAGGAAGCCGCAGTTTCAAGACCCTGCTTTGCACCCTTTGCAATATCCTTTTGGCCAGATACTAATTGCTTTAATAAGGCTTTGAGCTGGGCGTTATCACCTTGCATGGATTTTAGTTGGGCGAAAGATTCTTTATATGCAGGTGGGAGTGAGACTGCATTTTCATCTTCCCATCGTTTGAGTGCATCATCATCGAGGCTCGCGTTATTGTAAGGGGTATCGACCTTACCTTCAGGAGTCTTTTCGGTGTTTGTGCCTTTACCAAACTGAGCGTTCTTTTGGAAAGCTCGCTGTAGTCCTTTAACGAACTGTTCAGGAGAAACGTCACGACCCTTCTCTTTAGCAGCACCCATCAATTGCTCTGCAAAATCCAGAACAGGCTTCATGGTTTGGTGCTTATGGTTTAGTGATGAGTAGCGATCAAAGGTAGATTTAATTTGCTTGTCTGACAACTGGCGGCTCTGATCACCGAAGTTAATGTCATACATGACGGCTTCTTTCTGAGCCATGTCACCTTCAGTAGTAGGTGATGCAGCAGCAGAAGCTTTCTCTTGTGCAGTAGGTGGGGTTGGTGTTTCAGGAGCTTTAGGTTGAGGAGCTTGAGGTTGCTGTGCTTGTGGTTGAGGAGCTTGAGGAGCTTGTGCTTCTGGTGCTACACCAGTTTTCTTAGCTGCCATCGCTTGCATTAATTGTTGATCCATTGACATAATTTTCGGCCTTAGCGGAAGTTGAGTGGGTTGTTAGGTGAAGTATCGCAATAGCCAGAGGGAGTATCGTCCTTGTCTGGCTGTAGTGGTGGGGTTAGATGGGTTCGGGGCTTGTTAATAGAGCTTCCTGCGCTTCTAAAAGTGCAATGTCGTTCTCTAAAGTGTGCATCAGTTGATCAGGTAAGGAGGAGAATCTGCGAGCTGCCCACATTGCTCCACGTTGAAAGTGTATTTGATCTACGTCCATCGGCTTATTCTCGCAAAGAGAGTATGCGACTTTGAGAACTTCGTCTTTGATGATGGATTCTTTAAGATGTTCCCAACCTTTCGAGGAGGTTAGGGAGTATAGGATTTTGTGTTCAGCTTTTAGTTTTTTTAATTCGCTCATTTGACCACCATTTGATTATCGTAGTGGTCAGTTTATTGAGTTGTCGCTGGTGGTTCGTCCTTTACTTCTTTTTCATTACACTTTCTGCAAGACCGCCACCGAAATAAAACATCACAATGGACAGCATGATCCAATCAATTTGAAATTCTTGGAGGATTCCTTTGACTGCATCTACGTTTTCTCCTCGGAATGTCATAATGATTACGAGGACGTAGGTTGAGATGTAAGTCAGTGCGAAAAGTGTTGCGAGGATTCGCTGGGCAATTTTGAATGGAGCGTAACTTTGCATCAACTCAACTTTGGCAGTTGTGCGAGCTTCGATCATCTCTGTGTCGCTCGTGTGGAAAGAGTCGATCAAGTCGATCCCTTTACTGATCACGTCACCACTGCCAAAAATGTTGTTGAGGATTCCCATATTAATACGATCCTGAACGAACCATGTCTGTGATAGTGACAGATCGTGATCCTACTTGCTTTGCCCAGCGACTATCTAGGAACTCTGTTGCTGCTGTATCGTAGTCAGCACCATCCATTGCAGCTAAGGCTTTCTTGAATCCTTTCATGCGAGGAAGGCCAATGTTAAAACATAGGTCAATCATCGCATCTTTTCGTACTTGGTCTAATGCGTTAAACCAATCAAAGCTACGCTGTAGCTCACCATTTACACGTTTAATGTCATTGGCCAGAAGGTAGTCTATCTCATCGTTAGACAAGCCTATCCCTCCATCCTTGTCGATGTTGCGACCAACTCCAACAGTTATTTTGTTGGCAGAACATTCGTATGCGTGAGTCTCTACAGACTCATGCTTCCGTAGCATCTCTATTATCCTGCTCATTTTGGGATATCTCCACTGAAGTAGACCCAGATTGCAACTGCGGCTGCGCCTAAAATCCAAACTGCTTTCTTGACTACGCTCTCGCCAACTACGGCATAGAATCGTTGGTATGCTTTATCAGCAGCTAGTTCAGCAATCTCATCTTTTTCTGCATCTGTTAAATTGCTCATCGTTTATCTCACATAAAATGCAACGCCAAATGCGGCTGCGATTATTACCAATACAATGCCGAATGCCTTAATAGCTGCCGACAAGTTTGCGTCTAGTGCCTTTTGTCTTGCAACTTTTTGTCTTACTTTTGCTTGCTCTGCTTCTCGCAAGTCTCGCGTGTATTGTGCTTTGAAAGCTAAAAAGTCTACCCATCCATGAAGTCGCTGCTTATTGAGCATGAACTTTAGATTCTCTTCGTTGATACGAAGCTGCTCTTTGGCTTGGAAAGCCTCTAGTACGTTTCCAGTACCAGTAGCGACTTGCTTCTGGATTGCCTTTTCAGCACCGAAGTATTTTCCAAGTGCTGCACCAGCAGCTCCAATTTCACGGCCATTCTCCAATGTGGTCTTAATCACTTTGAACGCGGCATTGGCCACCATTAATTCGGCTAGCATACCCAGTGCCTTGTTGCGTAGTCTGGCTGTAGGCTGTAAGGAGCTTTTGGTGGCTGCACGATCATGTAGTCATCTTCCAGGGTAACTTGAGTCTCAATGACATAACTTGAGTAACTTTGACCAACAGGTGCTTGAGTGTTTGCCACATGAACTGGATAAATCTCAAGCGATGAAGACCACATTTACTTCTTTGCTTTCTTCTTCTTTGCTTTCGCTGCTGCTTTCTTGCCTGCGGCGGTGTACGGATATTTCTTACCATTGACTACTGGCATAGTTACTTCCTCTTTTTTGCTGTTTTAGCAGCGTTCTTAAAGTTCTTGGCAGTGGGCGAACCCTTAGTTCCTGCCTTCCTCATCTTCTCGTTTGAACCTGCTTTAATGCGTTTACGTTTAGCGTGAATGTTGCTGTAAAGACCCAAGATAATCTCCTACCATTTGCATTTATCAGCCCAGTAAGCCGCACTCATTTTTCCCTTCTTAATGTTTTTTCCATGTCTGGCTTTGAAGCTGGCTCGCTTCGCTTTCATCGCATCAGACTCGCCAGCTTTTGGTTTGCCTGCGGTAGACGCGCCTTGTTCACCGAATCGAATGAGCTTAACTTTGTCGCCTTCCTTGGCAACGACAGCATGAGACTTGGTTTTGTGTTTTGGGGTTCG